TACCTCTCGCCGATAAAGTGTTCAAAATATCAGCAATGTGTATGGAGTGTATGGACGGAACACACGGTCCATTTACAAAACGTATTGTTCAAAATGATGAACTCGAACTTGTCGGTGATCATAACACGTATAAAGCGGTGTGTCGGAAACACCTTTAGATTAAAACCTATTAATGTCTAAAATCAATACAACGCGTTTTCCTTCATCCGTTTTATCGACGCTATGGTACCTCGCGTGATCGAACAGTATATATTCACCCGGTTCGTGTTTGTGGTATTCGAACTCAGTATCGAGAACACTTGTTCCTTCGAGTGTTAAATGGTACCGTAACTGTAAATTACTCTCGGCGCGGTGTGCTGGTATAGACATTGGTCCTTCCATGACTGCAATCATGGCACGATCAATACACGGAATAGATTTTAAAAATGTATCCGTCCTCGGAAAATCCTTTATTTTGTGGTAATAATACTTTTCGTTATACGAAAACCATGGATCACTATCGTGAAAATGGTACTTTTTTACGTTCCTATGTAACGCATCGTATTCGTCTTTAATATCGTAAAAGTGTTTCTGAACACGCCAAAGTCCCCTAAAATCGTCTACCGAATACAGAGGTTTGTGAAAAAACAAATCGACGATCGAGTTTCGTATACCTACCAGAGGTCGTAAAGGTCTCTGGAAATAGAGTCTATCTATAGGATTTTTACAATAATCGTTTAGTAACAGTATACATGGTATCACGAGAAACCACATTTTTTTGTTTACCTATAATAAATGCCAGATTATAAAGGAAAAGAATACTACGCACCAGAACAAAACGATAAAATCGATACTTTGGATAAACGGTTTCTCGGATTAACGAACGTCCAAATTGGTTTGTTCACTTTACCAGCGCTCATTACTCTCACGACACTCATACTTATTCTCATGAACAGAAAAGCCAGGAAAAACCCAGCCGTTTACGTTTCTTTAGCGATCGGTTTAATTCACTTGTATCACCACTATACACTCGTCAGATTACAAAATAAATATGTCCAATAATTATATAAATGCGTGTTCGATTAAGAAAAAGTCCGCGATTGGAAAAAAAATTTAGAGTTACGTTTGAAAATGATAAATCCGTTGATTTTGGGGGTAAAGGGTATACGGATTATACGAAACACAAAGACCCTTTACGAATGCGTTCGTATGTTATACGCCACGGTGGTTTTGTTCCGTATATGGTTCAAAAACAAACTTATCCTAAACTCGTTCATAAAAACATGTTAGACGTTACAAAAAGCGATAAAGAAAACTGGGGTAAATCAGGTTTGTATACCGCGGGGTTCTGGTCGCGTTGGCTCCTTTGGAGTTATCCAACACTCGAAGAAGCTAAAAAGTTCATGTCTAAGAAATTTGGTTTAACTTTTGTCTAATACCGCGTCTTTCGAGATTTGCTTTCAAAGCCGTCATTAAATTTGCACGAGGGTCGCGTTTAACGGGTCGTGGTGGTACTGGTGGTGCTCGTGGTGCTGGCGGTGCTGGTGGAACCAGTGGTGCTGGTGGTACGACTTTCTTTACCGAAACGCGAGGAGCTCTCGAAACACTTGGCTCCATAGTTTTCAATAGTGATTTACACGTTCGTAAAAGTTTTTTCGTATTACGAACCTGTATTTCAAGTGCAGGAGATCGTCTACGTTCTATTTTTGCTTTGAGTTCTTTTTCGGTTAAAGGAACACGTTTACCTTTGATTTTTTTAGTTACGCGAAGACCCAAACGTTTTGCTTCATTCTTAAGAATTTCAATCTTCATTTATATTAGCCAATATAATTTTATTTGTTTACTATAAATGTCGAATTGTGCACCAGGTAATTTGGCTTCAACTCTGTGTTGTTGCTTATGCTGTTTCTTTTTTGTATATAGACCCATATCAATAGTTCCGGTAAAATCTCCACCTTTATTGTTATTACTGTTGTGTGCATGTTGTGCTATGTGTTCACAAACTGTAACAATGGGAAGCTGTGCATACAGAGTTGTTGTTCCAGAAAAGAAAGAAGAAGAAGATTAAAAAAAGTTATCCGTTCTGTATAATTTAGTCTGGAACGAACCCGTTTGTCCTAAAACAGAAACGGATTCGTTACCATAAAGTTCCTGACACCCAATATCGTCCATGCAGTCGCGATCGCCATGGGTCACTGGAAGTGAATACACTTGCTCACCGGGTGTTACTGTATAATAATGGTACCTATCTCGCCTCCCTCTAACTTCTTTACCGAAAAGCGGTAACGTTTCGTCATCTGGACCTACAAGAACACCCATTTGTTGAACATACCCAGGTTTATATTCCTTGATTGGTGGGTTTCTATACTCTTTTTCTACTGGAATCTGTACAGGTACTTCGACTGGTACACCAACAGGAACTTGTTTTTTAACAACAACTGGGTTAAGTATTTGGTATACTATGACAGAAACAAGTATCACAAAAACAATGAGTATCAATTTTTGTCTCGTTTTATTTTTCATTTATATAAACTATTATTATTTTTTATTAAACAAAGGTCTCAAATCAATACGGTCGAGTCTATATTGAACGAGTAACCAAAGACCAAAAAATACAGATTTTAAAAAGTTATTAGCCTCTGTATCGTCCATTTTGTATATGGGACCCATAACTCGCCCAAAAAATGTTTCCTCTTTACTGTTACCAGTCACAGCCATTTCCATTTGTGTTAAAGCACACGTATCGTCGTTTACGGACCAGTGGAAAAATATGAATGGGACGAGTAATGAATAAAACTCGAGGTTTTGTTTATTTTTCATAAATGGAACAACCAACATGGTTATGAAAAACACTAAATGAATGAAGAATATAATGTTCATATCTATTAATATGGACAAAGAAAAGAAACTTCCAAAAATATGGCATCCACAACAGGAGAAAATTTTAAAGTCCTGGGGTGAAGCCGCCGCGTGTTACCGTTACATGCATTACCAATCATACCTCATGTATAAAAAATTGAGCATGAAGTTCACGATACCTCTCATCATACTAAGTACGATAACGGGTACCGCGAACTTTGCCCAAGAAACGTTCCCACCCACAGTTCAACCGTACGTACCTTCGGCAATTGGTGGTTTAAACTTAATCACCGCCATTGCAACGACAATCATGCAGTTTCTCAAAATTAACGAACTCATGGAAGGTCACCGTGTTGCGTCTGTACAATACGGTAAACTCTCGAGAACTATACGTCTCGAACTCACGTTACCTTTGGGTGAAAGAACACAAGACGGTACGAACATGGTTGAGAACTGTAGAAACGAATACGATAGACTCATCGAACAGTCACCAAACGTACCGAAACGAATGATTGACGATTTCGAACGAGAATTTCCCGATGACAACCAGTTCTTCAAACCGGAAATCATGCACATACAACCAATCATGCCTTTCAGAGCTATCGCCGAAAACACGGTCATGACAAAACTCAAGGATGCGGTTGGTGGTGTTGCTAAACGCGAACTCAAGCGTGAACTCGAAGAAATACGAGGGAATGCAGTATCAGCAAAAAAAACCATTAAATCCGATATCGAACGAATAGAGGAACGTAAAAATGAAATATCAGATTTAAAAGAAAAGGGACTCGTGAGTCTGAAAGGTGACCTCATGAAAGAATTGCGTAGACGAACGGAACTCATGGAAGTTATCACAGAATCGCCGAAAGACGATTCACAAGATACGCAACCATCAGAAAAAGAGCAAGGTTAAAGACTGTAATACACATCAAGTAAGGGAAAAGTTTCCTTTTTAAAGGATCTAAAACACGTTTCTGAAGTGTATTATTTTCCATAATAATATCTAAAGCTTGAGTAGCGAGATCACTTTCTCCATTTTCATCGGACATGGACGCTTTCGTTACAATACGTAAACAAAAAAAGAGTGCCAATCTTTCGCTCCACGAGAGAGAAATAGAGGAAATCAAAACTCTATTGGAAAACGGTACCAATGTATTTTTGTGTGGCGCTTCTGGTGTAGGAAAAACGTTTATACTGAATAAAGTTTTCGACGAAACGAATAGTATAGAATTGTATGACGAAGTTTTAACTAAAAAAGAAATATTTTTAAGTACAATTATAAATTCAAACAGGTACACGTATATAGACGATTACGAATCCGATACTATTTATAAAAGCATAATCGAATCCGTATGCGAAGGAAGACACATCACAAAAAAACCGATACTCGTTACTTCAAAAAATGTACACATTTTACCAAACTTTAAAATGATTTTCATACCAAAACGTAAACCCGAAATAATACAAAAACTTGCACCAAACCATCCAAGATCAAAATTAGCTTCCGAAAAGTGCGAAGGAAATATCCAAAACTTTATAAATTATCTCGATTTTAAAGACGAAAAAGATATTTTTAAAACACCCAAAGAAATAATTGAAGATTTTTTTTGTAAACCCGGTACAATAGACATAGAAGAGACCATACACGAACACGGTCATATATGGGGTTCCGTACACGAAAACTATCTCTATTCGGATACACAACACTACGATAAGATAATGAGTAGTTTAGTAAACGCAGACGAATACGATACCGAACTTTATAAAGGTGAATGGGACTTTATGCCGTATTTTGTTTTGTACGCCATGAAACTCCCTAAAATGTATATGGAAAATGTTCTAGATCCGGAAAAAATACGACCAGGAAGTTGTTGGACAAAATACGGAAACCAAAAAATGCGCGAACAAAAAGTAAGAAATATACAAGCACGATCTAACACGAAAATGTCCCACCACGAGTTCATGATACTACGTGAATATGCAAAAAAAGGCGACGTCTCGAAGTTCAAAGAGTATTCATTAACGTCTCAAGATTTCGATGTTATGAACCATCTCGGTATACAAAACAAACTCAAACAACGCGAAGTATCTAAAATTAAAAAAATGATTAAAGAAATTATCACAAAATGAAATATATATGAACATAGAATTCAAAATAACACGCGTCGTTGGTAACGAAATCTTTTATCACGGTGAAATAACCAACGACGATATTCTAGATTTTATAGAGGAGTTTAAGAAACTCGAGATCGCACTTATCAAAAAGAAAGCCGAACTCGTAGGTTACGAACCAACCATACGCGTCCACGTGTGTAGCGAAGGAGGCGATTTGTTCGCGGGTATAAGTGCCATGAACATACTCGAGAAGTCGCGCGTCAAGGTCATTACCATAGCACAAGGTGAGTGTTGTTCGGCCGCCACGTTCTTACTCTTGGGAGGACACGAACGACGTATAGGTAAGAACGCACACGTTCTCATACACCAAATATCGACCTCGGGGTTCTGGGGGAAATACGAGGAAGTTAAGGACGAAATGAAAATGTGTGATAAACTCATGGAAATGGTTTCGAAAACGTACATGGAAAAAACCAAAATACCCGAAAAACAGTTCAATAAACTCATGAAACGCGACGTATACTTAGACCCCGAGGAGTGTATCAAATACGACGTCGTTCACGCGATTGACTAGATCCCGACTCCAAGCCTTTCAGACCCCGAAGGGGTCTGGGTATAGGGGTCGTATCACTTTGAGCCCTTAACTTCAGACCTAAAGGTCTGGGGTTTTCCCTTTTACAGATCCCTTCGGGATCTGGTGTCTATATACCTCTTATACAAACCTATTATCGTTGCTATGATTAAAAATATACACAAAGTGTTCGCATTTATGGGAATAACTTGACTTTCTGGAGGTTTAAGTCTTTCCATACGACTATAGTCAACTACCGGTGGCACCGCCATCTACAGTATTTACTTACTATACTCGTATGAAAATTAATTTAGAGATTTTAAGCGCAAATTTACAAATAAAAAATGAAAAGAGTTGCTATTGATATCGACGAAGTTCTCGTCTCGTTCGTACGACCCATGGCAAAGTTCCGTGGGTACAAGTTTCCCGCCACTAAAAGGTACCCTTACGTCTATAAAGATATGTTTAACATTACCGAAACCGAATCGCGTAACATGGTCCACGATTTTTACGAATCCGAAGCGTTTGCAAAACTTAAACCGATCCCGGGCGTGTGTAAACAAATGGGGTATTTACGCAAACACGCCGATAAAATGTATATCGTCACGGGTCGCCAAAGTTACGCGCGTACACAAACCGAACAATGGCTCGAGTACTGGTTCCCCAATACGTTCGATGATCTTATCATGACCAATAGTTATACGGATCACGAAATTGAGAAACACGAAATCTGTCGAAGTCTTGCCTTAGACTCGATCATCGACGACAGTTTCGACGTGTGTACCAAATGTAACCGTATCGGTATCGATGCGTATAACATTGTCGGGTACGGTAAAATACGGTACCCGTGGGCCATTGAATCGAGTATGCAGAGAGCTTGGGATTAAGATGCGTACCGAATTAAAATTATACCGGAGCCGCCGTTGCCTCCGAGTTGATCTGTTGTATCACCATCATATCCAGCTCCACCACCACCACCTCCTGTATGTTTTTGGGCGTCGTCGGCTTTTGTAGAAGGCAGCGTACCCGAAGTACCACCACCTTGTGACGCGGTTCCAGCAGTCGTCGCTAAACTCCCATGACCACCGCCACCACCTCCAGACGCAAACCATCCATAATCACCATAAGTGGTACCGAATACACTGATATAATCACCGACTCCCATTCCACCGTTCCCTCCTGTAAATTCAGTACTATTTCCACCGACACTACCCGCTCCACCTCCACCCGACCCCCATCCATTAGAATCACTAGGAGAGTTACCACCGTCATGACCCTGTCTCGGTGGTCCAGCTACACCCGACCCCCCATCATGTCCACCTGAATTTCTAGTTCCGCCACCCCCAGAACCTCCATCTGTTCCAGTGTAACTGTCACCCCCTCCTCCACCACCCCCCACAACAGTCGTTAGACCTGTAAACGCACTATCCGAACCTTTATTTCCAACTTCAAGAGTATCATTATCATTACCTATACCACCCAAACCCCCATTACCAACGACAACAGTCTTGGATCCCACGAGAGTCTCAGACTCATAAAACAATAAACCACCCGCACCACCGCCACCGGCTTGAACACCACCACCCCCACCACCACCCGCGACCATCAACACATCCGCCGTAATTGCTGTAACCGGTGTCCACGTGTATTGTGTATTGGACGTGGTATTGGAGGTGACCGTTAGTGTTCCCCATGAATACGTACCATCCGGGGTGTCCGCGTAAACAAACCCATCTGCAGCCGCCGCCTCTTTGGTGGCGTACGCACTATTATAATCAGTTGCAACGAAACCAGCGTAGTGGAACGCGATAATGGTAGTAACCAAAAACGGTTTCGCATAGTTCCAAAACTTAAAGTTTTTCACGTACCCGTCGAACTCTTTACCGAGAATGAATTCTTTTACACCCGACGCGATCGTCGGGGTCGTTTGTGTTATTAAGGAACCGTTCACGTATAAATTACTCGTCGTTCCGTCATAGTTTGTTGCTAACGTATACTCCCCCGAAACGTGGGTATTTGCCGCGACCGTAAAGTCGCCCAAGGAAAACGCGTTCCCGAACGTCGTGTGTATCTCACCACCCATATTATTGTGGTTACTACGCTTATAGTATATCGTATCGGGAACATTGTAAGGTACGATAAACGCGTGTGAACCATCCGTACCCGGTGTTCCTGAAGCCGTCCATCCTGTCGTGTATTGCGTCCCGTCCTCGGATGTCGCTAACACGAGAGGGTGTCCACCATTCGAAGAATCGGTCTGGTCGAACGTATACGTTTCCCCGCGAATGAACCCGAGTGTTGGTGTTTCGTCACCGTTAATCACGAATTTACTGTTCGCGACCGTTACCGTAAGTGTCGTTGGTGAACTCGCATTGTTTGCCGTAAGTTCGGCCGAGAAACTCGTTGGTATACTTATACTTTTCTCGATCCGTTTCTTATTCGTTTCGCGTCTATTAAACCGCGCACCGATACTCGAGTTCGTCACGCCATTGTACCTTTTTAAAGTTCGGGGGAGTGTTGTCGTAAAATCAAGGTTAAGCGATGGTTCCGTGACTGTCGTATCGGTCGCGTCGAGTGTTGCGCTTGGGGTGTCGGTAACCGTAGCCGTTTCGTCGGGTACCGCCGTCGAACCTGCAATACCACCGGTTGTTGTTGTTGTGGTTACCTCTTTTGTTGCAATAATAACAACGAGACCGTTACCCCCACTAGCATCATTAGTAGTGGTCGGTGTACCAGCACCCGAAACATAGTGTGCGTCGTCCGTTTTAGGTGGTAAAGACGACTTTTGTGTAAGTGACGTTGCAAGGTTTTCACCGTTCGTTACTTCGCTTGTTCCATCACCGCCTATATACCCAGAACCACCGGCTGCACCCCGACTATTCACGCTATTACGATTACCGGCACCACCAGCACCGTAATACCCACCACCACCACCACCACCTTGACTGCCACCACCGGATTTACTTCTTTGATAATTACCACCCCATACACCCGCAGGCCAAGGTGTAGCCGCATTAAAATTGTTACCAGCAGCATTACCACCTCTAAAGTATGACCCTCCAGATGGATTAGTAGCAGCTGAAGTATCTGATTCAGCTGAACCAGCCGCGGTTTGTGTACCCGGTCTAGCACCACCATTATCGTTTTCACCCACGCCTCCGGTTTCACCACCACCATTACCCGCCGGGTTATTACCAGTATTACCACCACCACCACCGGCACCCGCAATTATAATCGAACCAGCATGAGTTGCGGCTATATCACTCGTATTCCATACACTCAAAATACCCGTAAATCCACCACCACTACCAAGATTACCACCAGTACAAGGCCCACCTTGTCCAACGACAACCTGGATCGTCTCACCCGGGGTTACGGAAACGTCACCACCCGCGTACCCACCAGCACCAGCATTAACTCCACCACCCGCAGCACCCCAACACTTTACTTTTATGGATGTAACACCGTCTGGAACGGTATACGTTTGAATGGCACCCGTATACGAAAACGTTTCGGGTTCCTGTTCCTGTACCGACGTCACTGTCGTCGTCACAAGTGTCGCCTCGTCCTCGATCGTAGTATCTTCGTTCGACGTGTTCGGTGGTGTCG